GAAGTAACACCTGAGAATAGAGACACATCTCTACATAAATTTACTGGTCGTTTGCTTGGTGCTGCTTCTGCTTCTATTGGTCAAATTAATTTAGATACAGGTACATTTAAAGTACCTATTATGAGCAAGTCAGACAGAGTAAGTATAGATGTAAAGAACAATACATTCTTGCCAACTTTGTTAGCTAGTGCAGAATATGAAGGTGTATTTCACATGAGAAGTAGAAGAATTTAATGGGATATTTAAGAAAATCAAAACTATCAGATTTAAATTATGTATGTCAAAACATGAGACAAATAGATCGACTAGAAGGTTTATATCAAACAGGACAAGATCCAGAAGATGCTTTGCGTTTAACATACTTATCTGGTCAAACAATAATGACAATAGCTGGTGACGAAGATCAACCTATGGGATTATGTGGAGTAATAAAAGATGGTTGTATATTTATGATTTGTACTGATGAGTTATTTTCTAATAAAAAATATAAAATACAACTTATAAGAAAAGGTAGAGAATGGATAGATAGTTTGTTGAAATCTTATAAACTCCTATATAATTTTGTATATGCAGAGAATCATTCTGCTATAAAGTGGTTAGAAGCTCTTGGTTTTGTTTTCATAAAGTATCACGAAAAATATGGACTACACGAAAAACCATTTTATGAATTTTTGAGGATTGCCTAAATGTGTTCTCCTACTATTGCTATATCTGCTGCCTTATCTGGATTTCAAGGGCTTGCTATGCGTAGTGCTGCAATTCAAGCAGCAGAAGATACATTTGAGATAGAACAACAAGCAGTTGCTTCTGCGGAAGAAAATAAAAGAGATAAACAATTAGCTCTATCTGAAGGTAAACAAGAAAAAACTGCTGCTGCTAGACAAAATCAATTTGCCAAAAGAATAGACACATTAGTAGCAACTAAAGCTTTATTAGCAAAAGGACAAGTTGGTAATACCACAAATTTATTAGTAATGGATCAAGCAAGACAAGGTGCAAACTATAATGAAAAAATAAGGCAAAGTATTGATTCTATGAACAGACAATATTTATTTGATATAAAAGCAACTCGAGCAGAATATCAAGGTATAAGAAATAGATATAGAGCTAATACTATTAACGCTTATAACCAAATACCTTCACTAGGATCAATTATATTAAATGCTGCTGCTAGTGGTTTTAATACTGGTGTACAAACAGGAGATATTAGTTAATGTCATCAAGTTTTCAAAGTACAGCAGGGGAAAGTTTTAGAAGACCAGTAAATACTTTTGTTGCACCAGTTGATGTTGTTGAAAAAAGTAGCATGATGGATCTTGCTGAAACTTTGGCAGATATAAATCCTGTCTTGCAAAATTTTATAGTAAAAAAAGGTAAAGAAATCAACGAAAGAAAAATAGCAGAGGGTCAAACATATATATTGGAAGCAGATGATGAAACAATAAAAAAAGCTTTAAAAGCAATCAACGATAAAGATGGTGAAAGAGCTAAAAGAGATTTTTTAGGTAACAATAAATTTTTTAGGATAGGAGTAGAAAGACAATTAGCAATTAACTTAGGCAATGCTGCTGAAGCTAATACTGAAAAGTTTTTTAACAGTTATGTTATACCTCAACAGTTACCAGATGGAACTACTATAAATACAAATTTATCTTCTTATGATGTAAATTCTGCTGCTTTTGATAACGCATTATCAGAGTTTAATAGAACATCATTGATGAATACAAAAGGAATAAGACCAGAAATTTTAAATAAATATTTTCTACCAAAACAAAATGCTGCATTAAGAAAAGTATTTGATAATCAAATAAGCAGTTCAGCAGATGCAAAAATCAACCAAATGAATGTAGGTTTTGCTGACTCATTATTAAGTAGTTGGAAAAGTATAGATTATTACGATAAAAATATTGAACTAAATCTTATTGATAATAATGGTTTTATTGATGGTGAAAATTATGCGTTAAATGAAATGCAAGAAAATACAGATTATATGGCAAATCTTGGCTTAACTTCTTCTGTATCTCCTTCAAATATGTTTAATATTTTAAAAACAAGTGCATATAAAATTCTTAATGATTATAAAGAACAAGGTTTAAATATGAATGAAGCTATGAATGAAATAGAAGATTTTATTGACTTTGCAGGTTTTATTAAAGTTGGTCCTAGTTCTATAAACAAACAAGGTGTAAAAGTACAAAAAGATTTAAAAAGTTATATAACCAATGAGATTTTAAATTTAAAAAAAGATTTATATAAAGATGTAAATGATGCAAATAAACAAGAAAAAGATTTTGCAGAGCAAGCAGAACTAGCAGATATTGACAGCAGATTAGATGAATTAAATTTTGAAAGTATGGATTTAAATGTAATTAAAAAAAATGCAGAAATAATAAATGGTATTCAAAATGATTACAAAGGTAGATTAGAATTTATAAATAAAGAAGTTTCTTTAAGAAATTTTAATGTAGATGGTTGGTGGCAAAACTTTAGAAATGATTGGGTTAATGGAGAATATGAAGGTAATAAGATTGGAGCAAGACAAGATTTAATAAACTTTATGTCAGCACTTGGAACGTCTGCCACAAAAGAGGATCAAACAAAATATAAAGAGTTAGATAACTTAGTAAAAACACAATCAGGCAAAAGCGTTATAGATCAATACCCAGAAATCAAGGCACTTATTAAATATGGAGATAGAGTTGTTTCTTCATTTCAAAATCCACTTACAGGTGCATCAGAAATGACCAATGTGCAAGCACAACGTAAATATGATTTAGATGGATTTTTTAAACAACAGATAAATGATGTAATAACTGATATGGATATAGATGAAAGACAAAAAACAAAAATAGTAAATGATTTAAAAAGTTTTTATAAAGGTCAATTAGTAGAAATAGTTAATGAAACATATACTTTTAATAATCCAGAAAATGATATAGAAGGTATGGCAGATAAGATATATGAAAGAAACAAAGAAACAGGCGAATTTCAACTTAGAAACAATAATAGACAAGATGAAAGCACTAATACTTTTTCTGACGTTGAAGATCCGTTTTTGAATATGAATAAAAAACTATCAGAAAATATATCAGATAACATAATTGAAAGTGGACAAAGAATAGTAAGTGATGTTGTTAACTCATTAGGTGCTACAGATGGCAGTTTGCTTGCTATGGCTCCTGTTGATGAACAAGAAGAAGAAACAATAAAAATAGTAGGTACAGAAGAACCAAGTGGTGTAAAAAGATTTGAAGCTAACTTTCCTGTCTTTTACAAACTAGCTAAAGATGCAGGGCATAAGTTTCCAGAAGTAACAGCAGCACAAGTAATGCTAGAAACAAGTGGTGGTGCAACACCTTCTGCTACAAATAATTATTTAGGTCTGAAAGCTACACAAGATGAAACTGACAGAGGTGAATCAACCTTACAAAATACTACAGAAAATGAAAATGGCGAAGTTGTTTCTATACAAGATAATTTTAAAAACTTTAATAGTTTACAAGATATGATGATTCAATATAAGAGAGAATGGAATGATGACTTTATGGGAAGAAAGGGTACTGTTAATGTAGATACTGCTGAAAAAGCAGCCAAGTTGCTACAAGCAAATGTCTTCGCAACTGATCCTGATTATGCTAAGAAGATTATGCAAATAATCAGAGATGCAAAACGTAATCCTCCATTATTTTAAAGATGACAGACTCAGCTATTTCTAACCAGTTAAATAACATGGAAGAACCACCTGTTGTCAATAATCAATACAAACCTAAAAACATATTTCAAGAAGATCAAAGCTTTATAGATTTTGATACTGTATATAATGCAGATGAAACTATTAATAATTTCTATCTAAATGAAACTGATGGAATAGATTTTAGTAGTGAAGAGTTTAATAAAACTAGAAAAGCATTTACCAGCTTAACAGAACCAACAGATAACAAACAAAACTTAAAAGGACTAGCTAAAGGTCTTGGTCTTGAAGTAGGTGTAGGTCTTGGTGCTGATGCTGCACTTGCACCTTTGTTAACACTTGGTCCTTTTGGTATTGCAGCTTATGGTGGTGGTCAATTTGCTATTGGATATTACACAAATATACAAGCACAAAAATTAAGAGGAGTAAAAGAAATTAGTCAAGCTGAAGCTGTAGCTGCTGGTTTACTTCAAATAGTACCTGCTGGTTCAACAGCAAAAATAGGAAAAGGAGGATTAAGAAAAGCTGCTTTACAAGGTGCTGGTTTTGCTACAGGAGAAACTTTTATTAGAGATATATTAGGAGATGATGTAAGTCGTAATGAATATTTAGCAAGTATAGGTTTAGGTGGTGCTTTTGGTACTGTTTTTAAAGGTTCTATAGATGGATTAGGTGGTGTATTTAAAAAAATTAAAGATAAAACACCACTAGAAGCAGACAAGATTTTAACTAAAAAAGATAAAAAAATTATTGATGAAGCTGTAAACAATTTAGATCAAGTAGGAAAAAAACAGCAAGTAGATTTAGAAAGTAAAGGTGTAAATATAGAGCAACAAAAGCAAACTGTTGAAAGAACTTTTGTAATGCCTAATCAGTTTAAAAGAACTAAGCCTAATTATGGTAGTGCTTCGATAGTTTTTGAATCTGACTTTGATAAGCTTGCTTGGTCTTTAAGACTTGGTAAAAAAAATCCACCACAAAAAGAACAAGAAATGTTGCAAGCTTTTATATCACAAGGTTTTACAGAAAAAGAAATAAGACTTCATGGTGCAAATATACATAAAAAAATCAAAGGTATTGTTACTGAAAAAACTGGTAGTGCTACTGCATCACCTAGTAATACTAAAGGTTTGACTATTGAAGTGCCAGCAGATGCTAAATATGCAGGTGGAGTAAAAACTTCATTAAATAAATTAGATAGTAAAAAACAAGATTTAGGAGATGTATCTAAAAACCCACAACAAATTTCTTTTATAAAAAGTTTAAAACCAAAACAACAAAAGACTATACAAGAAATGGTAAAAGTCTTGAAAGATGCTGATGTTTTTACTGGTTCAAAAAGTCAACAACAAACTAAATTAGAAGGTTTAGGTATGTTTGATGATGGGGTTATAAGATTAAAAAATACAAAATTTATTAAAGAATATGGTCAAGCATATTCAAAGTTGTATAACTTAGTTCCTAGTGATTCTTTAAACTATGCAATAGCTCAAACGATTACATTACAAACAGAAGAAGTAGCTAATGTAAATAAAAAACTAATAGAAGCAATAAAGACAAAAGATACAGGATTAATAGATCAATCTATAGATGAACTAACAGAATCATTATTAGGTGTAGAAGAATGGTTAAAACTTGGCATACCACTTAGAACACAAACTGCTAGAACATTAAAATCTTTTGGCATGAAGCCTGAGTCTGGCATTGAAGGTAAAACTGTTGATGAAATAATGAATCTTACACCAGCAGAAAAGTCAGCTTTGACAGCAAAACAACCTGACATAGAAATGGATATAAATGAAAGTCTTTTACAGAATGAAAAACTTAGAACAGATTTAAAAGATGCTTTAAAACAAGCAACAGAAACAGATGATTATTCTGAATTAGTTAAATTGACCACTGATCTAGATGGAGCAGCAGGTAGTGTAGAAAAAATGGTTGCTATAAAAAATACAGACGCAATACAGGTTGGCAAGTTTGCTGATAAAGTTGCCAGAACATACAATGAAATTGGTATAAACGCTTTACTTTCAAGTCCTACTACACAAAAAATTAATTTATTTTCTGGTATTGCACAAACATTTTTGAAAGCTTTTAATAATTTTAGTGGTGCTTCAAATGATTTAGAGCTTACAGCAGCTAAAAAACATCTATTTGCACTATTCCAAAACTTTGATTTTGCTTTGCAAACATGGAAAAGGTCTTGGGATATGGAAGATAATTTTATTAATTTAGGAAATATTAAAGGAGAAACAAGTCAAAGATATATGATTTCTTCTGACAGTAATTTCTTTCCTTTAAAGGCTTATGACAAGTTTGGAAAGTTTATAAGATTACCTAGTCGTTTAATGACAGCTACAGATGCTTTAGTACAAGCACCAAACATCATAGCAGCAGCAACGTATGAAGCCACTATGGAAGGTGCTAAATTAGGTAAATCAGGAGATGAACTAAACAAATATATTAAAGGTCATGTTGATGGTATTATTAGTTATTTTTTAAAAAATTCAAAAGGTGATGTAGGCAGAATAGAAACAGTAGATGGTCAACAAGTTTTTACTCCTGATCCAGTAACACAAAGAATATTGATGCAATCAAAAGAATTTGGTAAACAAATTACTTTTACTCAAGATATAAGAACAGAAGATTATTTTGGTAGAGGTGCTTCTTGGGTTAATAATTTAGCAGTACAAAATCCTGTAGCTAGGTTTTTCTTTACATTTACAAGAACTCCTACAAATATTATTAAAGAAGTTATGAGATATACTCCTGTTGTAAATACTCCTGTAGTTCGTAGATTACCAAATCAAGTTCCTTTCTTTGGTGGTAAATATCAAAATATAAATCCTTTAAGTGCTGTTTTCTTACCAGAAATGAAAGCAGATTTAATGAGTCCTGATCCTTTAGTAAGAGCAAATGCAAGAGGTCAAATAAGAATGGGTGCTGCTTTTGGCTTGATTCTTGCAGGTGCTACATTTAAAGATCATTTGTTTCCTGATTATGATTTAGATAGCGAACCAAAGAAGTTTGGCATAACAGGTGGTGGTCCTAATTTTAGAACAAAAGAAGGTGCTGCTATGTGGATTTCTATGTATAAAGATGGTTGGAGGCCATACAGCAGATATTTTTTACAATATGACGAAGATGGTGAACCAATCTATAAGAATGGTCAACCAGTTTATACATATAAAACTTATGAAAATTTACCTGACCCAATAGTTTCTTTTATAAGAATTTTTGCTGATTTTGCTGAATGTGGTCCTTTTGTTAAAGATAAGGAATATGGAGAGTTTTGTACTGGTTTTGCTGCAACTATTGGTAGAAACGTATTTAACAGAAGTTATACACAACAGATTGATGAAACAATTAAATTATTTTCAGCAATACCCGAATTTGGAAAGAATGAGGATCCCGAAGATGGTGTGGATTATAGAAAGAAAAAAATTCTAGATTATGTAGGAAGACAAGGTGCAGGTAGATCAATACCATATTCAAGTTTCTTAAGTAGATTACACCGCTTTCCAGCAGATCTTTTAACAGAACTAGGATTTACTGAAGAAGAAGCAAGACAATTAGCAGAATCAAAAGGTGACTATAGCCAACTTAAATGGTTTATGAAACCTGACACAAAAACAAGAGCAGGTGATACAGCTTACGAACCAACTCTTGAAGATGGTAGTTTTGATTTTAGTGATGAAGACTTCAATAGGGCTGAAACTGCATATCAAGCATTAGATAATATTCTTAGCAAAGCAAAAGAATATGTACCTAATAATGTTGGTGGATTATTACCAGCACAAGTTGAACACGTTACAGGAGAAGTCATAACTTATCCTCAAAAAGATGGTCTTGATTTAATATCAAATGGCAAACATAGTTCAAGTAAAAATCATAAGTATTATATGGCTACAAAGTTAATAGGAAGATTATTACCAGAACCGCCAGAAGTTATAAGAGGATCAAAATTTAAAGGTGTTGGTAGTAAGAATTTTGTACCAAAAAAATTAGACAAGTTTGAGTATTCTAATTTAAAACGAATTATTAATACAACAACTCTTAAAAAAGCTGGTAAAAATTTAACTCTAAATGATGCTATTAATGATTTTATAGATAGTAAATTTTTTAAATATCACGAAGGTATGATTGAACAATATGGTTTAAAATCAAGAGAAGGACAAACTTCAGCAGACTTTATATTTACAGAAATGAATACTATTAATAATAGTTTTATTACAAAAGGGATTATTGAATATACTAATAAGTATATGGGCGAGAAAGGATTTTCTGATAGAATCAAAGCAAAAGATAATCTAAAAAAAGATTATTATGAGAAATTAAAACAACAAATGAATGACCTTAATCTAGGATTCTTTTAACTATGGCTACCAACACAGCAGCTTCATTTACTAACCACACAGGTAATGGCAGTACTGCTAACTTTTCTATATCTTTTAGTTATTTATCAACTGCTGAGATAGATGTAACTGTAGGTGGTGATTTAAAAACTCTTGGTACTCATTACACTATTACTGGATCAACTCTAACTTTTACAAGTGGCAATATACCTGCTAATGGTGTTGCGATTAAGTTTCAAAGAGATACAGATATAAGTGCTAAAAAAGTAGACTTTGCAGATGGTAGTGTTTTAACAGAAACAGATTTAGATACACAAAGCGATCAAATATTATTTGC